CGAGAGGGCGTGTCACCGCAGGAAGATGCTGGTGCGCCCCAGACAGAGGAAGCACCACGTAATGTACCGAAGCAGCAGATCGACAGAGAGGCCATCTACGCCCGGCTCCGGCAGTCGAGGGCTGAGGAAGCGGGCCTCGAGATCACCGATGCCGAGCCCGCGGCACAGGACCAGCCCGATGAGGCTGGCGATACTGGCGGCCGAGCACGTGATGAGAAGGGCCGATTTGTTGCGGAGGGAGGAGAGCGAGAGGGCGACGAAGATCAACCTCAGGGGACTGAGGACGCAACACCAGAGAGCCAGACAGATGACTCTGGGCGGCCCGATCAACTGGAGTCCAGAGGATCTCCACAAGAGCCGCTGATCGAGGTCAACATCGACGGCGAGGTCCACAAGGTCCCTGCCTCGAGCATCCAGCTCCCCGTCAAGGTCGAAGGGCAAGAGCAGACGATTCCCGGCACCCAGGCGATCAAGGAATGGCAGCAGGCAGCTGTCAGCCAGAAGCGCTTCGATGCCGCGGCGAGATTGGCGCAGCAGGCCCGACAGGCTGCTGCCCAGCAACCGCCGGCCCAACAGCCGACACCCGAGGTCCAGAAGGACGAACCCAAGCCCTCCGCAGATCCGGACGCCACCTTGCGAGACGAGGCGCGTGCCATCGCGGAGACCCTCCAGTATGGTGATTCACAGCAAGTCCAGGAGGCGGTAGCGCGTCTCCTCCAAGGGCGCGAGGCACCTCAGCAACCCGCCACCCTACCTGAGATCAACCCCGAGGTTATCGTCCAGGAGACGGTTGCCCGGGTGACTGCCGCTCAGCAGTGGCAGCAGCAAGTAAGCGAGGCCGCGAGCCACTACTCCGACATCATGGGAAGCCCTGAGCTTCGCCAGATCGGAGCGGGGCACATGGATACCATTCGCCGGGAAGAGTTGGCTCAGCTCGCCGACGAGAATGGTGCGCCAATCTTCGATGTGAGCCGGATGACCTCCCAGGAGGTCGGTCAGAATCATCTCCAGGCGCAGCAGTATGGTGTCGTGACGGCGGAACCGAACCTCATCCACGAGGCTGGTCTGAGGACCCGCAACTGGATGAAGTCCATGGGGATGCCGATCGGGCCTCGTGAGCAACCCAAGCAGGGCAATGGACTCGACATGGCCGCCCGCACGGAGGCCAAGAGAGCCACTGCCGCCCCACCGCGTGCCGCAAGCGCGAAGACGATCGAGAAGGCCGAACCCGCCCCTGCATCGGGACGGGGTGGCCAGGACACTCTCGCGTGGATCATGCGACAGAGGGGACAGACTCCTCCGCCAGGCATGTAGCCGGCGCGCACAACCCAAACTCCAGGTAGGAGAAACACACTATGGCGGGACAAGTCTGGGGTATCCCAGAAGAGGGCGGATTCCAGTATTCGGATCAGCTCTCGAACGTCCTCAGGACGAACGTGCAGCCCCTCACCAAGGTGAGGCAGCTGTGCGATGTGAAGGACGCGATGGGGAAGGGGCTCAGCTCCGGCGACCTCTTCCACTGGAACGTCTACTCCGACATCGGCAAGCAGGGTGGGACACTGGTCGAGACGCAGACCATGCCCCAGTCGAGCTACAAGATCGTGCAGGGCACCCTGACGGTCACTGAGTTCGGCAACAGCGTGCCCTACACCGGCAAACTCAATGACCTCAGTCTCCACCCGGTGACGGAGATCATCAACCGCACCCTCAAGCACGATGCGGTGAAGAGCTTCGACTTCTACTCGGATGCCGAGTTCCGCAAGACGCCCTTGCGTGTCGGCCCCACGGGTGGGACGGCCTCCGACTCGATCGAGCTGAGCGAGACGGGCACCGCGGTCTCGACCAACTCCGCGGCCTTGTCGAAGGAGCATGTGAAGGCGATCGTCGACACCGCGAAGATGCGGAACATGCCTCCGTATCAGATGGACGACTACTTCGCCCTCAGCCACCCGACGACGTGGCGCCCCTTCAAGAACGAGTTGGAGGAGATCCACAAGCACACCCCGCAGGGTCTCGGCTTCATCCTCAACGGCGAGATCGGCAGGTACGAGTCCGTCCGTTTCATCGAGCAGACGCATATCCCGGTGGGTGGGGCGGCCGACAGCCCGACGTGGGCGGCCGGTGTCGATCCCATCGATAAGGTGGCGGACCCGTGGGACAACGGGCTGTCGTCCTGGGCCTACTTCTTCGGTGAGGATACCGTTGCGGAGTGCATCGTTATCCCCGAGGAGATCAGGGCGAAGATCACGACCGACTACGGCCGGTCGCGGGGTATCGCCTACTATGCCCTCTTGGGGTATGGTCTCACCCACACCCTGGCGATGGGGGCAAAGCAGGCCCGCATCCTGCTCTGGGACAGCTTGAGCTGAGCGCGGAGAAAGGAGAAGAGATATGTCTTACGATGACCCGCAAAGCGTCTCCCATGTGTTCGGAGATCATGTCTTCTCGGCTGGGGATGCCACGCTGGCAATCCGCGGTCCTGCCGGCAAGAAGGGGCGTTTGGAGGAGATCACCGTCTCTCCCAGCGTGACCTTCAACGCGGTGACCTCCCCGGCTGCCGTGCAGGTGGGAATCACTGGTAGCCTGACTCGCAATGCCAACTTCCCGCTCGGGACGACTGCGGCAGGCGCGGCCATCGCGGCCACCCAGACGGCCAATGCGCTGGTCGACAGCGCCCTGGAGGCCGACACCGATATCATCGTGACGCTGATCGCGCCGGTTGGGGGCACCCCCGCCGGCACCGGGCACGTCATGGTGATGACCGAGTGGTACTGATGGCCAAGAAGGGCCTCATGGCAGACAAGCCCCCGAGGGATCTCGGGCCGTTTCTGCCGGACCACAGCGAGGCGCATCTTCAGGGCTACGGGTCGACCGTAGCCCAGAAGCGCCAGGGGTACGCGAGGGTGGAAGGTCCGCCGATGTTCCCCATGACCCACAGGGATTACCCGGACGAGGAGGGCTTCATCACCCGTCCGGGCCTTCCCATGAGCAGGCAGTGAGGAGACTGAGATGAAGATCAAGCATCCGACGACGGACACCCAGGGTGGGTGGACCTTCAAGTGCGGCACGGGGATGGAGATCAGCGACGCCAAGATCGCGTCCCCCAAGATGCTGCCCGACAGTGCGGCCAAGTCCGGCGACGTCGGCGGCTATCCCGGCGGTGCCGGGTACTCGAAGTCGAACAAGTCGACGGTCGGCTGATGGCGAAGCGTCTCGACAGGGACCGTCCCGTCTGCACGGTGTTCCCCCCGCACAGGGGGGCGCACTTCGGGCAGGACGGCGACTACTTCGACCAGCATGGGAAGATCGTGGTATGGTCGAAGTCCATGGTCGAGGCGAGAGGCGAGCCGGGGGCTGGAAAGTCCCCGGTCACGCTCCCGTCTCGGTTCGAGGGCAAGCGTTGGCCCGACATGCGTGACGCCGTGGCGGAAGAGGTTGGGCAGACGCCACGCAGCAAGCAGCACGCCTATGACCTCCTGGAACTCAAGGGTCTCCTTGGGGAGGGCGAGCCGGAGCCGGCAGAGACAGAAACCATCGAGGAGAGGGCAGAAGATGGTGTGGAGGATGGAGGACCCGCAGGGGAACGAGGCGAGGAAGATTCGTCACCTTTTGGTGCCGTATACACGGGGTCGGGGACTTGATCTCGGCTGCGGCCCCTACAAGGCCTGGCCCCACTTCATCGGGGTAGACGTTGTCAAGGGGGTGGACGTCAAGCAGCGCTGTGATGACCTCTCCATGTTCGCCACTGGGGAGATGGATTTCGTCTTCTCGAGCCATCTCCTCGAGCACATGGAGGACCCTGAGGCTTGTCTGGCCGAGTGGTGGAGGGTAGTGGCCCCAGGCCGCTACCTGTGCCTCTACCTGCCTCACAAGGACCTGTACCCGAACATGGGGGAGGAGGGGGCGAACCCTGACCACAAGCATGATTTCAACCCGGATGACATCATTGATATGATGATGGCGCTTGCCGGAAGGGGGAAGCACGGCTGCGAGATGATTGAGGGTGAGCCAAGATCGGCTGGGAGGGAGTACAGCTTCTTCCAGGTCTACAGGAAGGGGGAGAAGAACAACGGTGGATATTTCGATTTTTCCACACTGAATTTGCAATGGAGCAATGTGGCCAACTCCAGACGTCTTCTCCTCATCCGCTACGGCGCATTCGGCGACCAGATGATGGTCAGCAGCGCCCTCCCCCTCCTCAAGGAGCAAGGCTGGCACATAACGTACAACACCACTCCCCAGGGCCAGGACATCCTGAGAGAGGACCCCCACATCGACGACTGGTGGATTCAGGACAAGGACCAGGTCCCCAACGAGCAGCTGGGAGACTACTGGGAGGCCCTGGACAGGGAACCCCGGTGGGACAAGGTCATCAACCTCTCTGAGTCCATCGAGGGCACATTGCTGCCCAGACCGGGCAACCGCACCTACGTGATGAGCACCCAGGCCAGACGCGCTCTGATGGGCAAGGTCAACTACTTCGAGCACACCCACCGGCTCTGTGAGGTGCCGGAGCGTCCGATCCGCCCGCGGTTCTATCCGACCGACCAGGAGAGGGAGAACGCCAGAGTCCGCAAGTCGCATGCCAACGGCCCTGTGGTCGTGTGGTCGATCGGCGGCTCCTCTGTCCACAAGGTCTATCCCTTCCTGGACAACGTGGTGGCCCGGCTCATGCTCGAGACGAACGCTACAGTGGTCCTGACAGGTGGTGAGCTTGAAAGCATTGCTGAGCAGCCGTGGGAGAGCGAGAAGCGGGTCTGGAAGAAGTGCGGGAAGTGGACCATCCGCGAGGCCATGGCGTTTGCCCAGGTGGCGGATGTGGTGGTGGGACCGGAGACGGGGTTGCTGAATGCGGTGGCGCATGAGAAGGTGCCGAAGGTGCTGTTCCTCAGCCACTCCAGCAAGGAGAACCTGACCAGGCACTGGCGCAACACCGAGACGATGCGGAGCTTCTCGGCCCTGTGCCACCCCTGCCACCGGATGCACTACAGCTTCGAGCACTGCAACCGGGATGAGAGAACCGGGGCAGCCGCTTGCGCTGCTGGCATTCCGATGTACGACACCTTCGACGCAATCGTGAGGGCGATCAATGGCAATCACCTACAGCACGCTGACGGCGCAGAACAAGCAGACGGAGGAGTCGATCCGAGGGTGGATCAACAACTCGCGGGTGCCGGCAGCGATGATCCTGACGATGGCGGAGGAGTGGATGTACCGTCGCCTCCGGGTACGGGAAATGGTATCGGAACCTCTCCAACTGCCCCTGGCGGCCAATGAGTTCACCCTGCCCATCCCCACCGGCTGGATCGCCCCCATCGACTCCCGCTTCTACGGTGTGGAATGGGGGCCGCTCAAGCATGTGGACCCGAAGGTCGTCCGCCGGCACATCACCTACGATGGCTCTGGCAACATGACCAAGTCCAAGCCGACCATGTACTACACGGACATGACGAACATCGTGTTCGATTGCATGGCCTTGAGGGATTACACGCTCGAGTTCACGCACTACCAGCAGCAGCTTCCCCTGGCCAAGGACACGAACGAGAGCAATTTCCTGACCATCAGGTATCCCATGCTGGTGTACTATGTGTGCCTGTTCTTCGCCAACCGCTGGCTGAAGGATGTGCGTGGGGCGCAGACGAACTTGCAGCTGGCGGAGGAGGCGGTTTCCGTCATCAACGGTGAGTACGACCGCTCGCTCATGTACGACCAGGAATGGGTACAGGAGGCCCACTGATGGCAACGACCGACCTTACCCAGAATGTCCAGTACGAGCTTCCTCTCGACCTGACGAGTGAGGCGGCGTGGGGGCCGCTCATTCGCAAGGCGTGGCAGGACACGGACCTCCGGCAGGGCGCCCGCACCTCAATCAACATCTCCCCGGATGCGGACATTACGCTTACCCGGCCACAGTGGCTCAACCGGCTGATCGACTTCCCCGGCACACTCACGCTGGCCGACCGCATCGTCACCTTCCCCGACCAGAATCTCATATGGCTTGTGCGGAACGGCACGAGTGGATCATTCAATCTCATGGTGAGGGCTGGGATCTCGGGAGCGCAGATCGCGCTTCCCAAGGGGGTGTGGGCGATCTTGCAGGCCCCTGGGAGCGGAGGTGCGATCGAGATCATCGAGGTGTGGGCGGCTACGACGTTCGGCTCCACCCTCCTCCCGGACACGGACGGCACCCTCGACATCGGTTCCGGGACGCAGCGTTGGAAGGACATCCACGCCACTAATGGCACGATCATCACCTCGGATGCGAGGATGAAGGAGGGCATCGAGCCGATCCCCGAGAAGCTGTTGCAGATGTTCCATTCCCTGGAACCCAGGGTATACCGCCACCGGAACCAGAGCGAGCAGCATGTGGGCCTGATCGCCCAGGATGTCCTGGAGGCCATGCAGGAGTGCGGGATCTCCGAGACGGAGTTCGCCGGCCTCGTGCGTTCTCCGATGGCGGATGGGGATGAGATCCTGGGCCTCAGGATGTCGGAGTTCACCGGGCTGCTGATCGCCATCATACAGCAGCTGGTGGACGACTTCGCGGGGCTTGAGCAGCAGGTGATGGACATCAAGGCCGCCCTGTCCGAGCGTGGCATCCATGTGGAGCCGATGGGGAGATGACCCTCAAGGCCTTCGACTTCCCCCCGGGATTCGACAAGCACAGCACGGCCTATGCGGCCGAGCGTCGCTGGTTCGATGGCGACAAGGTGCGTGAGTCCGGGGGCAAGATCGAGACGATGGGTGGGTGGGTCCGCATTCCCCAGGACTCGATCTTCGAGGGCATTTGCAGAGGGCTGCATGCCTGGTTCGACAACGATTCACGGCCTCATTTGGGTGTAGGAACGGATCGCCGTCTGTACCAGATGAGCAGGATCTCGCCGCAGAACATCACCCCAATCGTCAGCAGTGGCACCCTCAACAACGTCATCTCGACGGTCAATGCCAGCAATGTTGTCACGATCGATCACCCCGATCACAAGCTCACGACCGGCACCTACGTGCGTCTGTATGACCAGGAGTTCGCCGTAGAGGGCATCACCCTGGACGGCTGGTACGAGGCGACGGTAACGGATGCCTACTGCTACACGGTGGTTGCGGGAACGACGGCCACGGGCGATGCGACGCTCCAGGGTGGAGATCTCTCCTACGAGTACGAGCTGTCGAGGGGCCTGGAAAGCGACACCGTCACGGCGGGGTTCGGCCTGGGTCTCTTCGGGGGCGGGCTCTTCGGTGGTCCCAGGACGCATGACAGAGCAATCCTCTCGGCACGTACCTGGAGCATGGTG